TTGTCAAGTTTTTTATGAGATCAGCATGATTCATTATGCAACCCCAATGCCAGTAAGGATTTTAATCCTTGGTCAATGCGCTTCAAAATCAAATGGTCGGCGGATTGTTAGGCGAGGTAAAAGACTGGCTTCAATTAAATCAAATTCTGCCATGGCATTCAGTTCATTATTTGAAGCTCAATGCCCACAACTTGATTCACCAATTTTGGGTGACATTAAACTAGACTGTAATATTTTTTACAGAGACAGGCGTTCGGACCTAGACGAAAGTCTAGTGATGGACATGCTTCAGAGCTGCGGTGTTATAAAAAATGACCGTCAGATAAAATTTAAAATCATTAGGCATGGGATTGATAAGAATAATCCCCGCGTGGAAATTACTATTAATCATATGGACGAAGAAGATTATCCAAACACTTCTGAGTTCACCAATCTATTAAAGGGGAATGACAATGAAGAAACCCGATAGAGATAATGTCCTAGGTGAGGATCACGAAATTGGCGAGGTCAGTAACATAAGACTCCTGTGGAGGGCTTGTGTGGCTCAGGCCTTAAGGGATTTGGTTTGTGCCAATGTGGATGATGCCCTTGATGCAGCACAGTGGGTTGGCACTGACGATTACAAGGAAGTCTGTGACAATGCATCTATTGAGGCGAGCTGGCTAGAGCAGCGCATTAGGGCGGCTATGGCAATGAATGACCCTTATAGGCGCTACCACATAATTAAACTATCCCAGCAAATAAATATTGGCCTCACTTCGGGTGATAGTCGAGAAGCTTAACGGTCTTCATTATTTACGGTAAATTGAAACCAGTAAGATGAACTACCGGATACAAAGTGCGCTTCGGCCAAAGAGACTGACGCCAAAAGCGTTGGGCTTGGGACTTGAAATCTCAATGCAGCGGTCTTGGTTGTCATGGGTTGGATTCCCATTCGGTTTTTCCGCAATACCGGGCGGAAGTTCCCAGAGTGTACTGGGAATTCATCACCTACCACATGGGGGTAGTACGGACAGGAGATGTGATTCCTTTGAGGAACTCACCCGATCAGCCCCTCTGCGGATAACCCGCATGGGCTGTTCTTTTCGGTAGAGATTATGAAGATTTGTTCTGGGTGCTTTGAAGACAAAAGTCTCGCCTTATTCGTTGTGAATAAGCGGAGCAAGGATGGTCGTGCCAAACGGTGCAAGGACTGCCACAACAAATATAACAAGTCATATTGGAAGAGTTCTCCAGCCAGAAGGCTAGCTGTTAAAAAAACCACAAGGGAATTGCAGCTAAGAAACAAGACGTTCGTTCACGAATATCTTACGAGACATTCCTGCATTAGTTGTGGTGAATCGAATCCAGTGGTCTTGGAGTTTGACCATCGGGACCCAAAGGAAAAGAAATTTAATATATCTGACGGCGTTAGACGTTGTTCGACCACAGATATGATTATGGATGAAATAGATAAGTGCGATATTCTTTGTTGCAATTGCCACAGGGTAAGAACCGCAAAACAATTTAATTGGTTTCGTCAGCGAAACCCAGAAAATATGGAGCTGCCAAAATGAAGAACGGACTTTACGCAAACATAAATGCAAAGCGCGAGCGAATCGCCGCTGGCTCCAAGGAAAAAATGCGTAAGCCCGGAGCTAAAGGCGCACCAACCGCATCTGATTTTAAGCAAAGCGCCAAGACGGCAAAGCCACAAAAAAAATGCAAGTGCTAGACCTGCAAATTCAGATTAATGGTTTGCGTAAGCGCGAAGCGGTCTGTTGGAATATGAGCGAAGTATTTTTACATTCCCGAGATGCACATGGTTTGCATGATATGGGGGTGGAAATACAAGGAATTCAGTGGGCTATACGCGAGCTGGAAAAAGTTAAAGACCAGATTAAAATTTAACATGGAATAATTTTTATAAAAAAATTAGAAGCGTTCTATTTAATTAAAATCAATTGCGTATATCTATATATATACCTAGGTAAAAAGTTCAAAACCTAGGTAAAAAGTTCTTTGTTCCTAGTCACTATCTTTTCGAAAGTCACTATCTTAAGATTTTTTTTTATTTGTTACTCAAGTCCTATGAACTCAAGGTTAGTGTTTGTGGTTTTTGCCCCCTCCTCTTTGGTTCCCCCAAACTGGGTTTTGTCAAGCCCAATGTCAATGATAAAAATGAAATTGACCATCAACATTAAATAATTTATATGGCCATATTTATTTGTGGCAATCGCTTGACCAATCCTGTGGCTGCGTGAGACTATGCTTGTCCGCGCCCAACAGGAGGGGTTATGAACGACGAACAAATCATTTCCCTTTATAGGTCGGGTGGCCCTGCGAACCAAAGGTTTCAGTGCCCACAATGCCCGCCTAAAAAAGGTAAGCCAAAGAATTTCACAATCAGCTATGATGAAAAGGGCTACGTCTGGAATTGCTTCTCATGCAACTTCAGCGGCTCTAAGCTTTCAACAGCAGATTATCGCCCTTTAAGGGCCAAGGAAGGCACAGTGACAGTGAGAGCCACCCCCATAGCCCTCGACCCTATGGAGGCCACAGCGGAGCTTCCTGAGGCGTCGGCGGCATATCTATACGCAAGAGGTATCTCAGCCCAAACGGCAAAGGCCGCAGGGATTTGGGCCAAGGACAGCCCGCAAGGGGAATTCTTATGCTTCCCCTATCATGATGACCGTATGCAGGTAACAGCCTTTAAGGCTAGGGGTATTTCTGAAAAGAAATTCTTCATGAAGGGCGTATGTGAAACCTATTTCCTCCAACCTCAAATCCTTTCTGATGATGTATTAATTATCACAGAGGGGGAGATAGATGCCCTATCCATAATGGAGGCTGGCTTTAAGGATGTGATGAGCGTTCCAACCGGAGCGCCACAGCGTGTTAATGAAGGCAAGGTTGATGCCCATGAGGATGGGAAGTTTAGGTTTGTGTGGGGGGCTAAGAACCTCTATGAAAAAGCCAAGAAGATAATTCTTTTTACCGACTCAGATATTCCCGGCAAGGCACTGGCTGAAGAATTAGCTAGGCGTATTGGCAAGGGGCGATGCTGGAGCGTTGCGCTTCCTGATGATTGCAAAGATGCCAATGATGTACTCGTTAAGCATGGCGTGGACAAGCTAAAGGAAATTATTAATTCCCCAGTTCCTTGGCCAATCCAAGGCGTTTATGATGCTTCGCATTATGAATTAAAGGTGAAGAATTTATTCAAGTCTGGACCCGGCAAGGGGATGAGTACGGGCTTTAGTAATGTGGATGATTTCTATACCATCGTTCCGGGGCATCTTACCGTGGTCACGGGCGTACCGGGATCGGGAAAGACTGCATTTTTAAATCAATTGATGGTTAATCTAGCCCAATCATTAGATTGGAAGTTTGCCATTCAATCCACTGAGATTGAGCCGCCTGTTCATATCGCCATGCTGTGCGCCATCTACAAAGGATTATCATTCTTTGATTTTCCTGAGGCTCATAATTCCAGAATGAATGAGACTGACCTCGACGAGGCTATGAGGTGGGTCAATGATCACTTCACGTTCTTGGAGAGTGATGGTCCGGCTGACGTTCGCGGCACGATAGAGCGGCTTGAGTTGGCCGTGATGCGCTATGGCTCACGCGGTATCTGTATCGACCCAGCGTCCTATCTGAGGGGCAAGAGCGGTGACGGCATGGACAATGATCAAGTCGGCCACATGCTCGAAGAGTTCAAGAATTTTGCCACGCAATATGAGTGCGCTGTCTGGCTGATTGCCCATCCATATAAGGTTAGGATGCGCGATGATGGTTCATCTCCGGTCCCTAAGGGCTATGAGATTTCCGGATCGGCTCACTGGTACAATCGTCCTGACGTTGGCCTAACCATTCATCGGTCAGCAGACAATCGCTCTATCACTGAGGCGCATGTTTGGAAGATGCGTTATTCTTGGGTGGGCAAGGAAGGAAGATCAGAATTATTCTTTGATCCACCAACTGGGCGATATACCGAGCAGCCTATCGCTCGTCCCGGTAAGATTATTTATTCTGCATATGGCGGTGAGCCATTGGATAAATTTAGTCTGGATGATTTCTTTCCCGGTGACGCCAAGCCAAAGGCCGCACTACCATGGTAAATTTAATTAATCATCCGCCGCATTATAATTCCCACCCATCGGGTGTGGAGGCCATTGAAATTACTGAGCGTCTAGCTTTTTGTCCCGGCAATGCCATTAAATATATTTGGCGAGCAGGAGAGAAAAACAAAGACAAAGAAATTCAAGACCTGCATAAGGCCGTATGGTATTTAAATCGTTGGATTTCTTTAGTTCCGCCTGAGCCATTAATTCCTTTCCCGTGTCAGGATAAGGTGGCTCAATATATAAAATTCGAGTCTAGCTGG